GAGCATGTTATCTGTAATAGATAGGTTGTTACCAGAGATACTGATTGTAGTACCAGTGATAGACAAGTTACCACCAATGTTAACATCGCCACTAACATTTAGCGATGACAGGTTAGCACCTACTTCAAATGCAACAGATCCGTTTGAGGAGTAGACTTTACGGTCAGTAAGATTAACTGCGAACTCGCCAGCATCAATAAAAGCGTTATTACTTGAGTTGGTTGTGTTTGGGGTACGACCAGATATAGTGGTACGCTTGAACTGAATCTTATTATTAGCCATGTGGCTCTCCAAAAGCAGATATATATCTTACAGGCCAACTATTTAGTTGACTTAATTACAATTCTATTTATAATGGGACAATGATGAGAATAGCTTTTATTGACACACTCGGTTCACCTTATGATGGTTCCACTCTCACAAAGAGAGGTCTTGGAGGATCTGAGTCAGCCGTCATTCGAATGTCCGAAGAACTAGCAAAGCTAGGATTTGATGTGACTGTCTATAACGACTGTGCATCAGATGATGCAGTGCCTGGTGAGTACAACAATGTGCTATACACTCCTATAGAAAGCATGGGCTCATATACCAAGACATACGATGTTGCAATCGTTTCTCGTTCTGTGAAGCCGATTGCAAACGGTTGGGAGCCAATTATGAGCGCCAAGCATGTCTGCCTTTGGATGCATGACACGTTCTGTGAAGACGATGATCAGATCGAGTATCTAATTAACATCGGACATCTGAACGAAATCTTCACACTATCGGATTGGCATACAGGCTATGTCACTCACTGTGATCATGGCTTCCGCCGTAACTATGATGTTCTGAAGAGTCACGTCTTCATGACTCGCAATGGTATCGGCAACATGAATCCTGGATGGATTGATGTTCGTGATAAGGATCCTAACCTTTTTGTCTTCAATGCTTCTGTCACAAAGGGAATGATTCCTCTTGTAAAGCAGATTTGGCCAGAGGTCAAGCGTAGGATCCCCGATGCTAAGTTGAAGGTCGTTGGTGGATACTATAAGCTCCGCCAAGCCGAAGGTCCTGATAAGCAAGAGCAGGACTGGACCGATCTCATGGTCAACTATGGCGCTGACATTGAGTTCACTGGTGTTATCTCTCAGCAAGAGATCTCGGATATCCTTTGCAAAGCCTCCTACATGATCTATCCTGCAGGACAACCAGAGACATTTGGTATCTCTACTCTTGAGGCTCTCGCTCATAATGTTCCGTTGATCACATGTCAGTTTGCAGCACTCGAAGAAACTGCAATTGATCTGGCATCATGGAAGATCAAGTATCCTGTAGAACCTAACTGGGCTATGCAATGGCTTAATCAAGACCACCAGGTCAAACTATTTGTTGATAAGGTCGTAGAGGCTTATAACACACCCTACCTACACCAGCAGAAGATGTATGCGTGTAATCAGGTAAAGGATATCTGTACATGGGATACGGTTGCCCTACAATGGAAGCAGCATTTGTATAAGAAGCTTGGCCAGTATCTGCCAATCGAAGAATACCGTAAGGTCACAAAGATCAACGATAAGGTTCGTAGAGTCTTCAATCGTCGCTTTATGAATACCGAAGAGCTGCAGCCAGCAAAGATCTCGGATGAAAAATCTATTGCTGTCATTACACCTGTCTACAATGCAGAGGCATATATTGAAAGATGTATTCTATCTGTAGCTCAACAAGACTATACTGACTATCACATGTACATTATTGACGATTGCTCAACAGACAATACAGTAAAGGTCGCAAAGGAAACTATTGCTTCACTTCCAGAATGGCAGCGTTACTACTTTAGTGTTTATAAAAATGAAGAGAATGTTGGAGCTGTTGCAAACCACTTCGATACTATCGAGCAGCTTGTAACCGAACAAGTCGTTATACTTCTTGATGGTGATGATTCGCTTGTCAATGACCCCTCTATCTTCCATATGTACAACAACCTTTATCATGAGGGTGCAGAGTTTACATATGGATCCTGCTGGTCAATGGTTGATAATATTCCATTGATTGCACAAGAATATCCACCAGAGGTTAAGGCAAACAAAACCTATCGTGAATATAAGTTCAACTGGAACATGCCATACACACATCTACGCACGTTCAATACCTCGTTAGTCAAGACCCTTGCAAGAGAGGATCTGCAGATCGATGGTGAGTGGCCAAGAGCTGGTGGAGACACTGCATTGTTCTACTACTTGTTAGAGAAAGCTGATCCAGAAAAGGTTGTCTGCGTAACAGATATCGTGTATAACTACAATGACATGAACCCCCTGAACGACTACAAAGTCAACTCAGACGAGCAGACAGCAACTTCTCAGAAGATTATTGCTAAACCATCTCCGTTCCTTCCAGGACAGATTGATTTGAGACCTCTATGAAAAAGATCCTGATTGCCATTCCTACTGCTCGCTACATCGAGGCAGAGACCTTCAAGTCAATCTATGATCTGGAGGTTCCGGAAGGATACGAGGTTACCTTTCAGTACTTCTATGGATACAGAGTCGATCAGGTCCGCAATCTGATTGCTGACTGGGTTGTTCGTGGCTTCGACTATCTGTTCTCTGTCGATCACGACATCACGTTTCCATCAGACACACTAAACAAACTTCTGGCGCACGACAAGGATCTTGTGTCAGGAGTCTATAGACAAAGACTCGAGCCACAGATGCTTGAGGTCTATGAGCCGTTCGGTACAAGAATGTCTGCAGAAGATCTATATGCGAAGGACTGGCAGCTAGTCGGAATCGGCGGCTGTGGCTTCGGTTGTGTGCTGGTGAAGAAAGAGGTATTGGTGGGCGTTGGATATCCGCAGTTCGAATATCACCACGCACTAAACCACAACGATACAATCAGCGAGGATACAGACTTCTGTAAGAAGGCCCTCGCCAAAGGCTTTAGGTTGTGGTGTGACCCATCAATTCGTTGTGGTCACATTGGATCCACAACTATGGTTGTAGAGATTCCGAAGGTTTAGTTTTCTTCTTTAACTTCTCGAGATCGAGAAGAGCCTGTTGATGTTCTACTTGAAGGCTGGCGTAACTCTTTTCGAGTAATGCCAGCCTTGCTTCATGTAAAACATTCTTACTTACGGCGTCATGTAGGTTCGCAGTCAGGCGATTGATGTACTCATTAACAAAATCAGCTTCCATAAGTTAGAACGAGCCTCCGTCTAGTGTTCCGTATACAACCGTTGTTCCGTTAGATTGTAATACATAGCCATCGGTTCCGAGAGCTAAGTTTGTCATGCCGTTGGTTGAGTTACCTACAAGAACACCACCGCTCGTCAGAGTCGAGAGCTTCATAGTGTTTGCAGAGATGGCAACATCGATGGTTGAGTTAGCAGTGATGCTAAAGGTATTGCTAAATGAGAAAAGAGCGCCTGAGTTTAGATAAGCCTCAAGAACAGCTGTTCCGTATCCAACGCCACCAGTATCAACTGTTGTTGTAGGCTCAACTTGGAGACCAGTATACAGTTTGAATATGCCGTCTGTTGCATCACGGAACAAACCAGTGTATCGTGTGCCACCGCTATTGTACATACCGTACAGACCAACATCAACGATGTCAGCGCCGTTACCATTTGCTAACTTGATCAGCGGATCTTCGATAGTAAGGTTAGTTGTATCGATGGTTGTTAGCGTACCCGATACCGTCAGGTTACCCGAAAGCGAAAGGTCCGTAATAGACAGAGCGGAGTTAACATGGATACCGGATGTGTTAACTGTGAGAGTGGATCCAGTAGTGACACCAACAGAATCCGCTGCAACGCTGATACCGTTTGCAGCTACGACATTAAGGGTCACATCGCCTGTAGTTCCACCGCCCGTAAGACCGTCACCAGCAACAACTGATGTGATATCAGCAAGTGTATTGGCCCAGTAAACAGAGGTTCCATTCGAATGGAGAACCTGACCAGCCGCACCAGATGTACCGTTTGCGTTGAGGGCGGTTCCGCTTCCAACAGTTATGCGCGATGTGTTAGCGCTAAAGGCTGTTCCAACCGCAATAACATTACCGCTGAGCTCACCAGTTGTCCAAACACCAGTGCCGTTAGCAACAACAGCCGAGCCAACCGTAACAGCAAGAGCATTAACAGTAGCTGTTGCAAACAAGTTACCTGTTGTGATTGTTGTGCCGTTGGCTGTCGAGAAAACAGATGTGTTGCCTACAGCGAAGTCGCTTGCGTTAATCTTGCCGCCAACGCCCAAGCCACCAGTGATTACAATTGCACCAGTAGAGTTGTTGGAACTAGCTGTTGCGTTGGTGAATGTGTGAGTGTTTGTCCACGCATAAGTTGCGTTGACGTTAATC